ATCAAGTGTTGATGCTGGAAATATCAATGATAAATTTGCACAGTTATAGGATTGTGTGAAAATGAATAATTGAGAAAGAAGGTAAGTGATGAAAAAAGAAACAATATATGATGCTTTAAGAATAATGTATCAGAGAGGCGACTTGGAAGGAACAGATTTAAAAGAGTTTTGTGAGTGGAAAAAGTCAAAATGTAATAAAGAGGAATACGAATTGAAAGTAGGTAAGTAATGAAGGTTAATAGATATAAAAACTTATTAAAGGTAATGTCAGAAGACTTAAACGATATGTTACTTGATGGTACGCTGCAAATTGATGACGAAATAGAAATTTTAAATTTTAAATTAGAAAACATTCCACCTATACAAGTAGTTAAAGGTAGAACTAGAGTTGCAGCTTATAGTTTAAATAAATAGAAAGTAGGTAATTAATGAAAGGTGAAAACATGTATACTAAAAAGTGTTTAAAATGCAGTGAACAATATGAATCAAAAGGAAAGCAATTCGGATTATGTGCAACATGTGCTGGAGAAAGAATAATAGAATTATACAATGAAAATAAAGAATTGTTGAAGTATAAGAACAAATGCAAACAATACGAACAATCTTTAGACTATGGTGCTTCAGTTACGATAGGTGGATTAAAAGCTGAAATTAATAGGTTGAAGAAGAAGGTAATTGACAAAGCGTATAAAGAAATTGAAGAATTAGAAAGAGAGGTGTAGTATGAATTTAATTGATATTGTAAAACAACTACAATCAACAAGTAGCAAAAATGAAAAAGAATTGATCTTATCTAAAATTGAAATGGGAAGTATAACAGATTTAGTTTTAAGATTTTTATTTGACGACAATATTGTAACTGGAATAAAGCGGTCTAAATTGAACAAATATATCAACACACCATTTAATAATGATGAGCCATATGGAGGAGGATATTTAGATTTAATAGACTATCTAGTGGAACACAAAACAGGAAAAGAAGTGGATATTAGGTATATTGTAAATTCTGCTAAACTTGCTTGTAATACATTTGGTAAAGAATTCGAGGAATTAATATATTCCATCGTATGTAAAGATCTAAAATTGGGTTGTGGTGCATCTACGTATAATAAAGCATTTCCTAATAATCCTGTATTCAATTATGATGTTATGGCTGGTAAATCATGGGACGAAGAACGTGCTGCTAAACTAATAAAGTCTGGACAAGTTTTGTTCATGAGCGAGAAAATAGATGGATGTAGAGGTACTAGAGACCCATATAAGGCTGATAATATCGTCTCTAGGAACGGTAAAGTGTGGAAGGGTACTCATAGTATACTAGATGAATTAAATCGCCTTGTAGGGGCAGATAGAGTGCCTGACGGTGAACTTGTGTACAATGATAAGACTGGCAATATGACAAGTCAACAAATTAGATCAATGACTACATCTATTATGAACGATAAGAATATTTTAGATAAAGGACAAGCTGGTATTATTTACAAGATATTTGATATTCCACTCAAATCAGATTTTAATGATGAAAATGAAGGTGAAAGCTATATTGATAGAAGACACTTTATGGAATCTTTAGTAGGTAAAGTTGAAGATTTAGAGTTAAAATATATACAAATTATACCAATTGAATTTACAGTACAGACAATAGCAGACTTAGAGGATGTTCCTAAAAAGTTAAAATATATAATTAATTCTGGAAGAGAAGGACTTATGTGTATATCATCTCATCAACCATATAAAACTGGCAAAGGGTATCAGATGATGAAACTTAAAAACATACTCTCAGCAGATCTTAAAATTATTAGTTGGAATTATGGGAAAGAAAAAACTAAATGGGAAGGAAAATTTGCATCATTTAATGTTGAGTTTCCATATGTTGATTCAAAGGGTAATGTTGGCACTTATGAAGTAAGTGTAGGTACTGGCTACTCAGATGAATTCAGAGATGAAGTTAACAAAGATCCAGATAGCTATGTGGGTAAAATAATTGAAATTTTACTCACTGAAATATCTAAAAACAAACAAGGTGGATATTCATTCTCATATGCCAGAATGGTAGAAATTAGAGATGATAAAAATACTATTGATTTAGAGAAACATAGCTTAGTTGATATTGAAAGTGAGTTATATTTTAAAGAAGACTAGTGAATAAATTAAAATCATTTAATCTATTGACATACAATATTAAAGTATGTTACTATATAGAGGTAGGATATGTAACCAAAACTATAAGGAGGAAGTATGGCTAAAAGAGTTTGGGATTTAAGAAGTGCATTAAGAGTTTTAAAAGATGCAGACGAAAAAAGAAAGTTAATCACTATGAATGGTGGATTGACATTAGGTACAGCGGGAGCAGTTGACTACTTGAAGAAAGTGCATGGCTATAGAGTTCTATAGTCTATAAGGAGGAATTATTATGTTAGGAATTGAGAGAAAACCATTTAAGAGTGTCGTATTTATCGACTTTGAAAGAAGTAATCAAACAGTAACAATTGCAGAAGGAATGATCATTGAGTTTCTATTAAGTGAAACGGGTGAAGAAATTACTGGTCAAGTAATCAAAGTTGCAAGCAAAGCTTTATTGATTAAAGTCAAAGATGAAGTAGGCTACAGAGAATATCAGTTTAGTGAGCTAGAATCTATTAAAGAATTAATTGATCAAGAGTAGGACAATGTGAAATATATTATGAGAGTTAGTATTCTTGATAGGTTGGCAGCTAGACTAGATTGCAAGTTGTCAAATCTATCAAGAGATTGTAAGTATTTGATATTATGGTTGTTGCTTAAAATTAAATAGGTTAAAATAAAATTAACATAAATTAAAGTGGAAATTAAACTAAGTAGAATAGGAGAAATGATTATGGCTAAACATAATGTGAGACAAACAAAAGGCGTTTTTAAATTAGTTGGAAATGTAAAAGGAACAATGGGAGAAAGATTTTTTAAGGAATCTACATTTGATTCTAAAAACGGTGAAAAGACTAAAAATGAATTAAACTTTGGCTTACAGACATCTGATTCAAATGAAACGTATGTTAAGATTCAAGGCTATGACGGTGGAGACGCTGATGGCAATGCAAGATTTAGTAGATGGGATAACAAAGAAAAGAAAAGTTATAAAGAATTTGTATCATGGGAAGATAGATTTGATTTTGACAAAGCTGGATTTGAGCCATTTTTCGGTATTAAACTAAAGCTAGAGCCTAAGGGTGATACGGTATCTTTATTTCAATTTGATGCATGTGAAGATCTTAGAAGTCTTAACGATGGTGACGGAATTTATGCAGAAGGCAATATTAAAGTACATTCTTATATGAAAAACGGTACTGAAAAAATTGTAATGAAAGACTTTGAGCCAACTAAAATCTATGCACAAGACGCTCCAGTTGATTTCAGTGCTGAAAACTTCAAAGAGATTAATAAGTTTGAGCAAGAGATTATTATGATTGATGTGTCTAAAGGTGAAGATGGTAGATTTGTACTACAAGCTTATTTGGTAACATATAGTGGTGTCGAGATGATAGAATTTATTATTGAGAATGAAAGCCTCGCAAAGAAATTAAAGAAAAATGTAAAGCCCTTTACTATGATTAAAGTTATGGGTAGACTATCAAATAAACTTGAAGAAGTTATTGAAGTTGAAGAGGCTTGGGGAGATGATGAAGACCTAAATGGTGGATATGTCCCTAAAGTCAGAGAAATGGTTATTACTAAAGCTTATCCAGAAACTATTGATAAGGAGACATATACTGAAGAGATTATAAATTCTTTAATTAAAGTAGATGACGACTTTGGTGCTGAGTTACCTGATGACAACAACGAAGATGAAGACGGAGATGATGTTTGGGCTTAGTTAAATATTGTCACACGCAAACTATATAGAGTGGGTAATTCCCACTTTATTATCTTATAAATTAAGGAGAAGATTATGGCTAAAGCAAGAAAAGGAAACTCGGTAAAGAAAGGTATAAAGCATTTTATCTATGGACAACAAGGTACTTGGAAATCTAGTATGTCATTGGATTTGATGAAGATGACTAATGAAAATGGCAGACCACTTAGAGTGGCATATATTGATACTGAATTTGGCTCAGTAGATAACTTTTTAGAAGACTTGGAGCTGCAAGGCATTGATACAGAAAACCTATTAATGATTTATTCAAATGTAGAAGAAGAGATTATTGAATGGCTTGATGACTTAATGGCAGACAATGATCTTTATGTTGATGGCGAAGAAGAGGGTGATGACGAAGTATTAGTATTAGACTCAGATGGTAATAAATTTATTGCTGATGCTATTGTTATTGACAGTCTTACAGTAGTGCAAGATACAACAAAATATGGTATGATTCAAGTGTCTGAAAAAAGAGCATCAGTAAAAGCTTCTAAGAAAGAGAGTATCACAGCTACAGAAAAATTTGTAGCACAAGCTACGGCTGGTATGGAATTAAAAGATTATGATAAACTTAATCATAGAGGTAAAAATATCAATAGAAAGCTTATTGCCAATACTGATAAAATAATTGTTGCAACCTCTAGAGAAAAGATTCTGTATGAGAAAAAGAAAGTAAATGGTCAGATTGAAGCTATCCCAGTTGGATACATACCAGATTGTTACAAAGGCTCTCAGTATGAATACTATACTGTTCTTAGAATGTTTGAAGACGAAGAAGATGGTTCTATTAAAGCTCAAGTTGAAAGAAAAGATAGAACTAAAGTATTTCAACAAGGTGAGATTATTGAGAATCCTTCAATGACGCTATGGCAGTCTGTTATTAATGGTAATAAAGGAAAGAAAAAAGGAGTTGTGTTAAACAAATCTTATAATGACAGTGTTGATAGCGAGACTAAAAACTTAATAAAAGGTGAGAATAAAGTTGGAACACTAGATATTGATAATGAAGGATCTGGCGTAAGTGACACGCCTCTAACAGTAGATGATTATTTGTCTAAAATAAAAGATATTAGAGAGTCTATGTCACCAACTAAAAAGAGAGCCATTCCATCAAAATTAAGAGCTGAAGGACTGCCAGTCAAACCAAGTGATGACTTAGATTTAGAAACAGTAAAAAAAATGTACGATGTTATTAACAAGTAAAATTACTTGTAGATGTTGTGGGGTGGGTTTCCACCTCACAAAGTCTATAGAGGAGGCTTGAGATGAAAAGAAAATGTATTGTATGTGACGAAAAGGGCAAAAAGTCAATAGAAACTAAAGAAGATGACTTTATTAAAGTTGGGTCATCTTATGCTCATACTAAATGTTATGAAATAAAACTAATGACAAATAAAAAAAATAGAATGAATAAAAGCGATGCTCAAATTGAGATAAATAGAATAAAAGATATTATGGAAAATGAAGTTAATTTAGAAAACATAAAGGATGAATTTTTTAGTGTAATAAAAGAATATTATAAAATAAATCTATCCTCTTATTTTTTTATGAAAGTAAGTGAAGTTGTTTCTGGTAAGAATAAAAAAATAGCAACCCCAATATCTTATACAGAATTGTTAGAGATGTATTCTAATGATAAAATGCTAAGAAAATTAGAAAAGATTGCATATAAAAAGAATATCAAAGACCCTTCAGAAAGACTTTTTTATGATTTTGGGGTAATGGTAAATGAATATGACAATTATAAAAAATCTAAAAACTTAAAATTACACTCTACTGATGAGTCTAAAAAAATAATAGATGATAACAATAGACTTAGAGAGTTCAGCAAAAGAAATAAAAATAAACAAAATAATGAGAATGAAGATGAGGTTGACTTAAAAGATCTTATTTTATAATATATTATCATATGGAGGGTAAAATGGCAGATGTTAAGTTAGAAGATAAAGAAAAAAAATCATATGATATATCTACTGAGAGTATAGTTATTGGAAGTTTTTTTAAGAATCCAGATTTATATATTGAATACGGAACATTAATAAGGTCAAAGTATGACTTTTTTGACGAGCATATGAGATTTCTATTTGACAGTTTTGAAACTTTCTACAAAACTTTCTCTCAAGAAGTAACAGACTCAAAAGTAAATACATTTATGCTACAACAAGAAGACAGAAAGATTAAGTATAAAAAAATAGGTGGATGGAAAACTATAAATAGGATGATGTCTTTGTGTGATGAGAACGACTTTAAAAATCACTTCGATAGGCTTAAAAAATATTCTTTAATTAGAGAGTTTGACAAAAAAGGGTTTCCAGTAGGAAGAATACTAAATCATCCAAAGTTTGACAAAATTACAGCAGAGCAAGTAATACAATCAATGAGAGCTTCAGTTGACAAGATACATACTATAATAGGTGGTGGAGAAGATTCTGTAGTCCTTGGTAGTGACATGAAAAGTTCTGTTTTAAATTGGAGAAAATCACCAGCTATGGGAATAGAGTTTCCTTGGGAGAACTGGACTAATCTATTTAGAGGTTGGAGACTTAAAAAGTTATTCGTTGATGGGATGTTATCAAATGAAGGAAAATCTAGAAGAATGACATTTTTAGCAGCTTTTATAAGCTTAATACTCGGTAAGAAAATATTAATAATGGCAAATGAAATGGATGAAGAAGATATAAAAGCTGGTATGATAACGGCTGTGTGTAATAACCCAGTATTTGGATTTGAATATAATATACCAGAAAGAAATATAGTGCTTGGAGACTATGACTCCGAAGAACAAGCAGATAAGGTATTGGAAGTTGCAGAATATATAGAAAATAATACGAAGATATACTTTAAAGAGATGTCAGATTACTCAGACACATCAATTGAACATGAAGTAAAGAAACACACTTTGGGATTAGGTGTTGAATATTTCTTCTATGATACTTTAAAAGGTCATAAAAGCGACAATTGGGAAACTGTTAAACAAACAACAACAAAACTTAAAGACATATGTATGGCTATGAATGTTGGTGGATATGCTACAATCCAACTTACTGACGATAGTTTGTTTATAGATATATTTGATTTCTCAAGTAATAACATTGCAAATGCTAAACAATTAAAGCATGTGGTTGACTGTATGGTGCTTGAAAAAAGAATACATATTGACGACTATTCAAGATATACATTTGTTGATTCGTGGGGTCAAGGAGAAAGAGAATTGGATAGAAAGAAAATGTATTATGGTCAGAAGGTTGATAAAAACAGAGGTGGTGGCAAAGGAATGGTTCTACTTACTGAAGTTGATCTTGACTTAAATACGTGGTATGAAGTAGGTATATTGAAAAAGAATATGTCTAGTAGTAAACAAAAGAATAGACCAAATCAAAATGGGTATGGTAAAAAATAGTTTTATTATTTACTTATAGAACAAACTATGTTATCATATGTGTAAGGAGGTCATTCATGGAAATTTCAGATTTAAAAGAAAGAATTATTGAAGAGAAGAAATTGGAAGATATATTGATTGCACTTGGTATGCATAGTATAAAGAATAAAGGCAGCTATTACTCTTGTGGCATGCCTACAGGAGATAATAAAGGATCTACTGTGGTATATCAAAATTCTCTTAATGTAGAAGCTCATACTAGAAATATAAAAGAGAAGTCAGGTGCAAGTGATATAATTTCACTTACAATATTTATAAAAGAACTATATTTTACAGAGGCTATGAAGTGGATATGTGAATGTTGTGGATTCGACTACTATAGTAGAGATTATAAGAAGCCAGAAATACTTTCATTTTTAGATGAAGTAGAAGGTATGAAAGATTTTAACGATATAGATGGAGATTCTATATTAAAGCCACTAGATGAAAAAGTATTGGAATATTATGGTATATATCCAATGAACAAGTTTTATATGGATGGAATATCATTAAAAATACAAAGAGATTTTGGGATAGGTTATGACTTAATGACTCATAGGATAACGATACCAATAAGAGATGAACTTGGAACGTTAGTTGGAGTAAAAGGAAGATCTTATGAAGATGATGTTGAGAATAAATATATGTATCTATATCCATGTAATAAAAATAGGGTGTTGTTCGGCTTAAACTTGGCTATATCGGACATAAGGAAGGCTGGTATAGTTTACATAGGAGAAGCAGAGAAAGCCCCTATGCAAGCCAAAACAACGCAAATAAACAACGTTGTGTCTATAGGAGGACATAGCTTATCTAGATATCAAGTAAATTTATTAATACATCTAGGAGTTGACGTTTGTTTAGCGTATGATGATATGGCGGATTATGTAACAAAAGTTGATTCAAACGGAAACAAAACTCTTGTAAGAGACTTAGACTTCTATAAGAATGAGAAAGCTAAATTTCCAGAATTTGTTAAAGTATATGCAATAATAGACAAGGATAGAAAAATACTATCTGAAAAAGAAAGCCCTTTTGACAATATGCATAAATGGAATGAGCTTTCAACTAAGTATAGGAAATTAATATTATAATATAAAAACATCTTGACTTTGTTAGGATGTTTTGTTATTATATAGTAGTAGACATAATTATATAAACGAGGAGGTATAAATTGAAAGTAAAAATAATAGGGGACAATAATTATCTTGGAGATGTCAAAGAAGAATTCTTTAAAAATCGTGGTGTGAGCAATCCAAAGGATATTATAAATGTAAGCTCTAAATCTCTAACAGATCCATATTTATTTAAAAATATGAGAGAGTCTGTAGACTTATTCAGTCGTCATAATTCAAATAATTCTAATATATTATTCATTGTTGACTCTGACGTTGATGGAATAACAAGCACTAGTATTTTAGTGAACTACATTAGCAAAAACTTCAAGGATAACAATCTTGACTATGTTGTACATAAAAAAAAGATACATGGAATTTTTATGCATGAGTTTAGTGATGAAATCTTACAATGGACTGATTTACTTATAATAGCAGACGCAGCAAGTAATAATTATTCGGAACACAAAATATTAAAAGAGGAACATAATATTGATATAATTATATTAGACCATCACGAATGCCCTAAGTATAGTAAAGATGCAATTGTTGTAAACAATCAACTTGACAAAGTCTCACCTGATCTAAGTGGTGCTGGAATGGCATATAAGTTTATAAAGGCATTAGATATTAAATATGGATTTAGTGATGCTGATAACTACTTAGATTTAGTTTCAATTGGACTTATTGGAGATATGATGGATACTTCTGATTTAGAAGTCCAATATATGATACAAACTGGAATTGAAAATATTAATAATGAAATGCTAAATCAAATAATAGACTCAACATCATATGTTAGAAAGGGCATTATCAATCAAAAGACAGTGGGTTGGAACATCGCCCCATTACTAAATGCAGTTACTAGAGTCGGAACTCATGAAGACAATCTATTCCTATTTGAATCTTTTATTAATAAAAACTTAGATAGTGTATTTCCTTATGAAGTTACAAGAGGTAAGAGTAAAGGTGAAATATTACAAGAAAATATATACGAAGCTTGTTATAGAATGATGGCAAGAGTTAAAGGGAAGCAAGATAGAATTGTAAAGAACGCAGTAGAGGGTAATACTAGAATTAGAGGGCTTATAAAAGATATAAAAGATAATGCAAATATAGTATTTGTAAATGCAACCAATAGAGTTGAAGAAGATGGGCTATCTGGCTTATTGGCAAATAAGATAGGTGACATATATAACAAGCCAACTTTAGTATATACTTATAGAGGGAATGATATATATTCTGGTAGTGGAAGGTCTAGAAAGATATTTAATTTTAAAGATGCTTTGTCTAATTCAAATATTGTAGACTTTGCTGAAGGTCATCAGGGAGCATTTGGGACAAGATTCCACCTACAACCAGAAAACGATATAAAAGTAATGGAATATAAAATAAAGAATTACTTTAAGACAATTGAAATTGACTCTGATATTGATGTTGATTTTAGCATAGAAGCAAAATTTTTAGATGAATATTTGATTGAAGATTTATGCTCTTTACAGTATTATTTTGGAAGAGGAATGGAAGAGCCTAAAATACATCTATATAATGTTGAAATAAATACTTCTGATATATTTACAGGAAAAGACCATAAGTCATTTTGGTTCTATGTAAATGATGTAAAGATAATTACATTTGATAAGTCTGGTGAGCTATATAGCTCTCTAGTTGGATGGGATGATGCATATGTCTATGAACTTATAGGAAAGCCATCTATAAACGAATTTAAAGGTGAAAGATATGTACAAATTGAAGTGACTGACATTGAACTAGTAAATAGCACAGGAGACAAAGATTTAGAAGATGATGGTTTTAGTTGGGATATAGAAGAAGATTGGGAGGGTTTAAATAATGCAAAATCAAAAGATGAAGAAGAGGATGAATTCCAATGGTAGAGTAAACACGAATTTCTCTTTTCATAATCATACACACATAGGATCACCGCTAGACGGATTCTCGTCCCCAAAAGAATATTTAGAAAGATGTCAAGAGCTAGGGTTTGAAGGCTTCGGAATAACTGAACATGGAACAGAATTCTCGTGGGTTTATTTTGATGAGATAAAGAAAGATTATGATTTAAAAATGGTATATGGCGTTGAATTCTATGAGACTGAAGACATAAATATAAAAGATACCAATTCTAGATACTATCATTTAGTCGTATTGGCAAAGAATGAAAGGGGTAGAGTTGCATTAAATAAACTTGTAACCAAGAGTAATTTTGAAGGATTCTATTATAAGCCCAGAATACAAATTGATGAGATAGCGAAATATTCAGATGATTTAGTTGTATCAACGGCTTGTTTGGGATCTAAGATTGCTAGAGAAAAAGATTATAGTAAGTGTTTAGAATATGTATATGAGTACAAAGAACTGTTCCCAAATTTCTACTTAGAGATGCAGTCTCATAAACACGAAGACCAAGTTGAATACAATAGAAAGATTTTAAAACTATCTAAAGAGACAGATACTCCATATGTAATCACAACAGATGCTCATTCAGCTACAAAAGAGGATTTAGAATATCAAGGGTGGCATGTTAAAATAGCACAAGACAGAGAGACATTAGGCGAGATATATGACGGCTGCTATATACAGTCACTAGACGAAATGTACGATTTAATGATACCTCAAATAGGTGAAGAAAATACTACAAAAGGACTTCTTGAAAATTTAAGCTTAATGGACAGTTTGGAAGAAATAAATATGCCTTTCCAAGATCCAAAGACACCACAATTTGAAATACCAACGCCTTTTAAAAATGCAAATGAATATATGACACATTTAATATTAGAAGGTTATAAAAAAAGGAAAATTGATACAAAACCAAATGTCAAAGTTTATCTTGATAGAATAAAAGAAGAGATGGAAGTAATATCATCAATGGATTTTGAAGGATATTTCTTAATCCTACAAGACATTATGAACTATGCTAGAAGCATTAAAATAGAAGTTGGTGATGGACGTGGCAGTGCTGGAGGGTCATTAATATCATATTTATTAGAGATAACAAATCTTGATCCAATCAAATATGATTTAATATTTAGTAGATTTTTAAATAAAGAGAGATTATCATATCCAGATATTGATTTAGATTTTGGAGACAGAAAGCCTATTATAGACTATGTAGAGAAAAAATATGGTAAAAAATCTGTTTGTCAAGTTTTAAATTTAACATATATTAGTGATAAAGTATCTATAAAAGATGTCGGTAAAGCTTTAAATATGCCATATAAGTATTCTGAAGAAATTGCAAAGTATTTTGATAATGGTGACTTTATGGAGACTTACATGGCTAATAAAAAAGAAATTGATAAACAAATAGGTATGGCTAAAAAAGAATGTAAGAACAGACCAGACATTGATGATGTGGAAGTATTTGATAGACTTATTGAAATTGCAAGTAAAATAACTGGTAGGGTTAGACAGACATCAATACATGCTTGTGCGTTAGGAATTGTAAATGAAGAAATAACAGACTATATGGCTATGCATTTAGGGTCTGATGGAGAACAAGTAATACAAGTGGACAAGAAGATGCTTGAGAAAATCGGCATTGTTAAAATGGACATACTAGGTGTTGAAACACTAAATGTAATCGGACAGACTTTGAAATATATTGGCAAAGACTCATCTTATATAGATATTAATAACGAAGAAATATTAAACGACAAAGGGATATATGACATATTGTCTAGTGGAGACACAGATGGTATATTTCAAGTAGAAAGTTATGGCATGAAAGAATTATGTAAAAGAATAAAGCCAAAATATATAGGTGATATATCTGCTATATTAGCACTATATAGACCAGATACAATGTTGCTACTTGAATCATATATAGATAGAAGAAACGGTATTGAGAAGATTGAATACTTGCACGAAGATATGAAATATATTCTAGAAAGCGATTATGGAATTACTGTATACCAAGAGCAAGTTTTGGAGATAGTAAGAAAATTTGCTGGTAGAAGCTATGGTGGGGCAGACATATTCAGAAAGGCAATAGGCTCTAAAAATAAAGAAATTGCACAAACTGAAGCAAAGAAGCTTTACCAAGAGATAATTGATAGTGGATATTCAAGGAGCATAGCAAGAATTATTAGTGATAATCTATCTTTGCTTGGTGGTTATAGCTTCAATAGATCCCATTCATATGGCTACTCTATGATAACAATAAAGACGGCTTTTTTAAAAGCAAATCATCCAGTTGAATTTATGGCAGCTTTACTTAATTCTCAGATTGGAGATAATGCAAAAATATCAAAATATATTACTTCTTGTAGTAAGATGAATATTAAAGTAAGCCCACCTCATATAAATAAATCTGATAGATTATTCTACCCAAATAATGGAGAAATCTTGTTTGGTCTTAGGATGATTAAAGGTGTTGGAGATGTGGTTACTGAAAATATAATAAGCAATAGAAATATAGAAAAGTTTAAATCTCTTGAAGACTTTATTGAAAGGACTAATCCAGATATTACGTCTAAAATAGCTTTGGCTAAATCAGGAGCATTCGGGATGAATAAAAATAAAGTATTGAAACAAATATTTGATTATGGTACAATTGAAATGATCAACAAAGAATACACTTCAGTTGTTACTTGTCCTACTATAAAAGAACTTAGCGAAAAATGGGATATAGAAGCTACAAATAAAAAAGATAGGCTAGTATTATATAATGAAAAGAAAGCTATTCTGTTTGATAGAGAAAAAATTGAAAAATACAATAAGTTAAAAGAAGCATTTCAAGAAAAGTATTGCATGAACAAGTCGAAGTGGGAGTTTGAAGCACTTAATATGTATATAACCCACAATCCATTTGAAAAAGCAATTGAAGAAATTGGAAACTTTGACGATAAAGAAGATGGTGAAAATGTTGTATGTGTGGGAACGATCATAGACATTGACAAGAAGAAAGATAAGAATAAAAAATATTATGCCTTCGTAGATTTCTATAATGGGGAAAAAAATATTGAATTAATATTCTGGTCAAGTCAATATGCAAAGTTTCAAAAAGGGATATTTAAAGGTAGTGACATAGTTATAAAAGGAAGGAAAGAAGGAGATAAGGTATTTGTTAATCAAGCGAAACCTTATAAGAATTGGAAAGAGTCAAAAGGTATATAGGATTCCTTAGACATTAATACAAAGGAGAGTTTTATGGAAATTTATGAATTCAATATTAGAGTTGAATCTCAAAGATTTTACAATGAAGAGAATAATTTTGGTGTCTTTGGATTTTCTACAGATACTATAAAAGAAATACCACACTTAGAATTCCAAGACAAAAGTGTATTTGATGATTTTGATAATGGCATGAGCAATGATGTTGGGAAAAGAGCGACTGGAACAATCGTTGGCAAAGTGCAAATGCTAGAAGTTGGTGAAGAGTATTTATTCAAAGGAACTATGGAATATAGTAAAAAATTTGAGTCTTATAATTTTAAGCCTATATCTTGTACTAGTAAAATTCCAGCCACACTAGATGAACAAGAGAACTTTTTAAAGTCTGTATCTACTTCAAGAGAAGCTAAATTACTATTAGATGAATATCCAAATGTTATTGATCTAATTATAAATGGGGAACAAATAGACTTATCTAACATAAAAGGAATTGGAGAAGTTACACTAGATAAGATAAAGAATAAAGTGTTGGATAACTATATTATAATGGATTTATTATCTTTTCTATCACCTTATGGGATTACATTTAATCAAATAAAGAAAATAGCAACAGATAGTGACAATCCATCACTAATAAGACAAGAAATAGAAAAGAATCCATATATACTTACTAGAATTAATGGACTTGGCTTCTTTAAAGTTGACAGAATAGCATTAAAATTAAATAAAGAGTTAGCTATTAGTGAACTTAGGGCTAAAGAATATATTATATATATATTGGATGATTTTGCAGATAGAGAGGGTCATACCTTAGTAAATAGAAATAAAATAATCGCAAAAGCTAGAAAAGATGTATCTAAGTGCGTTGATATTATAAAAGATATATTAGAGGAAGAAAATAAAGAATCAACTTTCTTATATGTAAACGAAAAAATTGTAGGAAGTCTAAAACATTATAGACAAGAGCTTTCTATATTAAAACATTTAAATAGACTAGAGAACAGTGAGAATAGATTCAGTGACATAAGCGATGATCTAATTTATAAGATAATTATTGAAACTGAGGAGAGACAAGGGTTTAAGTTTACTCAGCAACAGATAGACGCTATATATGGTTCTGTAAGATCTAATGTAATAATTATTTCTGGTGCGGCTGGGTGTGGTAAATCAACAGTGCTAAATGGCATTTATAATATTTTGTCAAGACTAAAAGCCACATATTATTCTGAGGACAATATTTGTAAAGAAAAAGTCAGAAAAGTTGTTAGGAATCCAGTAATAAATCAATGCTCACTATCGGCAAAAGCTGCAAGGAGAATGATAGAGACTACTGGTAGGGACGCAACTACAATTCATAGACTTCTTGGCTTTCAAAATAATGGATTTGAACACAATGCATTAAACAAAATAAACACAGATATTATAATTTCAGATGAGTTTTCAATGAATAATGTTTATATTAGTGACTCATTGTTTAAAGCTATACCAGACGGGTCAAAATTAATCATAGTATTTGACGCATTTCAATTACCAGCCATCGGTGCGGGAGCAGTTGCATATGATTTATTACAACACAGTAATTTTACTAAATTTAGCTTTACTGAAGTTCATAGACAAGCAAAGAAGAGTGGAATTCTTAGGGATGCAAACATTATAAGAGTTAATAAAAACCCTATTAAAGAATTTAAGTCAAAAGTAGTGTCTGGAGAATTAGAAGATATGACATATATTTTTAAAAAAGATAGAAGCGACATGAGAAACTTTGCAATAAAATCATATTTATCTGCGATAGAAAAATTTGGAGAAGATAATGTAACAATAATAGTTCCAAGAAAAACAGTTGTCTTAAATTCATCTGGTGAAATAAATAAAATTCTACAGAATAAACTAGTTGCAAAGGTTGAAGGTGAATATATAAATTATGGAGATAAGGAATTTAGAGTTGGCGACAAAATAATACAAAAGGTTAACAATTATGAATATGACGTAGTGAATGGAGAATCTGGTAGAGTTAGTAGTATATATGAAAATGTTAATAGTCAAGGCAACAAATCAAAAGTTATGAAAAATGATTATGGACTAGATATATTGGGTGTAGATAAAACAAAAATAAAACTAATTGAGTATGAAATTTCAGAAGTTGGACAGCTAGAATTATTTTATGCTGGAACAGTACATTCTTGGCAAGGCTCTCAAGTAGATGTTGTAATAGGAATTATAGACTCATCTCATTATATAATGTTGGACTCTACTTTGTTGTATACATTGATGACAAGAGCCTCAAAAAGATGTCTATTAATAACTGATACCAAATCATTCAAGCAGTGTGTACAAAATAATAAAACAACCATAAGAGAGACTTTTTTAAGCAGATTTTTAAAAGGAGAATTGGAATATGAAAAATAACACTTACACAATTTCACAAATTAAGAAAATAGAAACATGTCCGTTTCAAGGTTTCATGTCAACATTCAATACGAGAGGTGGGGATAATTCCTTCCTTCATCTCTTGTCATTGTATAAAAAAGCAATTAAAGAAAATGCAGTGGTGCATGGGTTTGATAAATTCTTTGATGATAACGTAAATGAAAATTACTTTTATTCAAATGTAGCATTAGAAATTGAAAAGAATCTATTCTGTAAAAACTTAAAAAGAATGTATGACTATATTATACAAAACAAAGCTTATGTTATTGATAATCAAGGTGGTAGTTTTATATACAATTATAATGGTAACTCAATCAAAACTAAATATGATATGATTATTGGATTTAAAGATAGGATTAAAGTAATTAAAATTATTACATCTTCACCTAAACTAAGTTATTCAGCTAGATCAGAAGAAAATAAACCTGAGAATAATTTAGAGTTAATGTTAATACATGACGGTGGTAATAAAATGCAATCTATTGCATACTATGATAAAAGTAAAAATAAATTACCTGTCATAGCTTCAATTTGGCATTTAGTAGGCAAGGCAGACAAAGATAAAGACACTCTTTCAGATTACAAATTATGGCTTGAAGGCGACAAATCAAGTATTGAACGTGAGATAAATGATTTACAATATGAGTATGATCAATATTCTAAAGATGGCAAGAAAAGAGAAGCTAATAAAAGACAAACTAGATTAAAGAAATTAAACTCAATATTGCATTTTGATTATAATCATGGGAATAATATCATATCTCAACACAATTTTAATGAGAATTATATTTTATCTAAATTAGATGAAACATTGAGTATTGAGTTGTCAATTGATTCAGAGAAATGTGATGGTAGCTATTGTGATAGATGTGATAGTAAGGCTATCTGTGATGCTAAGAAATATATTCATATTGAATTAGAAGAGTTAGTTGAAGAGGTTGGCGACACTGATGTCGTGAAGATTGATATTAAGCCTACCGAGGAACAACAGAAGGTTATTGATACACATGATGGGTTCATTAGAGTTAACGCTGCTTGTGGAACAGGCAAATCGGAAACATCAGCACAAAGGTTTAAGTCACTGATAGACAGTGGAGTAAAGCCACAAGAAATATTAGGTATTAGTTTTACAAATAAAGCGTCTGAAGAACTAAGAAATAGAGTCTCGAAAAGAGCGAATGTGTCTGAAGAAGATTTAAGGACTTTTACGTTCAATAGTTTAGGTGCGTCTATTTTAAATAATGAATATACTTTATTAGGTTTTAACAAGCAACCTAAAGTAGTGGATAATATCACAAAAGTAGAAGTCTTATTGTCGATATTAAGAAAACCAGAATATTCAAATATCCCTTGGTTAAATATGAAATATCCATTACTAAATATGATCAACGCAAAAGGTGCTGTATATGAGCTATTCTCAGCTTTTAGTAGTATGAAAACATTTACAAACTTTGGGAATTATGGTCAGTCTCAAATTGAGACTTTACAATTAATATTTGATGAGTATAATAAAACTATTTGGAGTAAAGATAAAATTGATTATCAAGATCAAATATTGCTTCTAAATAAATTGTTCGACAGAAATCCAGAGTTAATAGAAAGATATGGATTTGCTCATATAACAGTAGATGAGTTTAATGACACAAATAAAATGCAGATTGATTTACTAAATAAGTTGGCTAAATATAGCAATTTCAAGTCTTTGATGGCTATTGGCGACTCATCGCAGAGTGTTTTTTCCTTCGCTGGATCATCACAAGAATATATAATTAACTTTGATAAATATTTTGGCGAGTATGCCGATTTGTCATTAACTACAAACTTTAGGTCAACTCATCAAATATGTGATTTGGCAAATAAAATAGATAGATTAAACACAATAAGAGTTGACAAGACTATGGTTTCTCACAAAGGAATTGGGTTGCCAGTGACATTACAAGAATATGATACCTCTGAGAGCGAATACAAGGCGATAGGAGAGCTTATAAACAATTCTGATACTAACTATCCAGACATAGCCATACTAGCTCGTACAAAGGCAGAATTGCTTAAATTACAGCATGTATTGAGTGATGCTAATATCCCAAGTTATGTAGACGTGTCTGAGTTAAATATTGATAATCATAATGTAAAATTAGCTATTAATTTAGCAAGTTATGTAGCTAACCCAGAACAGAATAGACCGTTACTTGAAGCGTTTCTACAAATAAGATCTAATATTACATCGAAAGAAGATATTCAAAAAGAATTTGAAGGAATGGATAATTGGATAAAAGAAGATATTGAAGAACTTAAATTTAATGAGATCAGAAATAAAGAGTTGATATCTGAAATTGATGAAGACTTTGGGGAAAGCATTGATGATTTATCATTAGAAAAAAATAGGATTGATTTATACTTATCACTCATCAAACCTCTTAGAGACATGGATGAAGTGTGTGACAAATTTATTGAAGGAGTTATGAAGACTAGACCATTTACTGAGATATCTGATTTGGCATCTTATCTAAGAAAACATATTGACTACAATGATAGCAGCCAGATTGAAAAAGATGAGAAAAAATATAACGCTGTCACACTATTGACAATGCACTCATCAAAAGGAAGAGAATACAAAGACACTTATGTTGTTTTAGATAAATTAAAATACAGTGATAAAATGCATATTGATGATTTAGAAGAAGAAAGAAGATTGTTGTTTGTAGCTTGTACTCGTGCTAAAGATATGTTACACTTATCTTATCAGTTAAATATGGATAAAAAAAGAGGAGCTGGAACTTATTGTGGGTTTGCAGATGAAGTAAGGAGAATTTTAGAATGAGAATAGATGAAATTATAGCATATTATAATTTAAAGTTTACTGAAATTGACAATATCATAAACAATCTAAAGAATAAGGAGGCTTGATTAAATTATGGTAAAAGAAAAAATACTAATAACAATTGACCAAGATTTAATGTGGGAACATTATCAGTGGTATAAAAAACAAGGGAGAGTGAGAACATATCCATTTTGTTCTAGAATAACAGAAAAATTATGGTTAGATAAATCCAAAACTAAGCCTAAAATGACTGCTAGTGGCAAGTCCCAAGCACAGAAGACTAGGAGTAGAAAACTAGATGAGATTTCAATTAAAGATATGAAATATTCTGTGCTTAGTTTAAATGATTTATTACCAATTGATTCTCTAGCATACAAGTCTAAAAAGGAAAAGTGGGGTCAATTAGGTGTTTGGATTTCTAGTTATTATAATCTAGATAATAAAAACTTCACGAATGCTATGATTGAAATGGTAGTTTATTCTGCAACGAAAGCCAATAAAGATGTAGATAATATTGTTGGAGGATCAAAACTTCTGAATGATGGATTGTATGTAACATCGGGAATGTTTAAAGATGATAATTATAATTATATAAATCCAATCTTAACATCGTGTGATTACGATAAAGAGCATCCAAGACTAGAAATTAGAATTACTGTATTTGAAGATGAATTAAAAAACTGTTATGAGAAAACTAAGCTGCATTCAGATATTTGGAAAAAAACAAAACAAAACTAAATAAACTCTTGACTTTCCTATCTGATTAGATTATACTTAATTTATCAGATAGGAATTTTAATTATTGGATGTAAAACTATTAGAAAAGGAGAAAACGAATGTTAGAAAACAAAGACACAGAAAGCACAACTGTAATTGAGAAAGAAACTATCCAAGATCCACCTAAACAAACACTAGAAGAAAAGCTGGAAATGTACAATAGTAGAATTAAGGAAATTGACGAATACGTTGAATTTATTAAATCTATTAAGGACAAAAAAGTAGGTGATGAATTTGATTTAAAGGGTGTTGTAAATGTTGTTGTCAAAAGAACAAAAGGTGGTCACATTACATTTGATCAGTACAATGTATTTGAGGAAGATGGTATTACTAAACGCACATTTAAAAGTAGAATTACTCAAACTCAGAAACAACTAGATGATGGTATTATGTATGCTATTAATATGAAAACTAATATTGAAGCTGCAATTGATAAATTATCTGGCTTAAGGAAAACTGAAGTAGATAGTAAGTCAGACATACCTAAAATTGAGGTGTAAGCATGGGTAGGACAAGAGATAATACTAGTATGACACATTTGCATGGTATGAAACAAACTCTTCTCACAGGGCTTAAAACAGGCGAATTAAGACATGATATGAATGTTGATGAGTTGGTCGGGTTTATTGATGATGTAATAAAGAATAGAATGAAACCATTTGAGAGTAAAATGAATGATATATTAAATAATAATGAAGAAAATCAATTTGATAAAGAATATGCTAGTAGATGGATAGGAGAGAGAAAATGAAGATTAACGAAACTATACCTAAAATAATATATAATATTAGTGTTGAAACAATTAATGAAATAAATAATGCAGTTAAACTACAGCAAGAATTTGAAGCTGGTATGTGCAAGATATGCGAGATTAATCTTATTGAAATTGAGGAGGATGAAGCAATGGATAAAATGGATAATAAAGATAGAAGATTTACAGTTGTTGGATGTGGTGAGTTTTGGATGACAGACGGCGAGTATTCAGTTAGCAAATACAAGCTTGGAACTATTTGCACTGAACAAGAATTAAGAGAAGGATTTAGTGGTTCTTTAGAAAAATGGAATGGGAGTTTGAATGAATTAAATAATTTAATGAGTGAACATATTCAAGGTAGTGGCTTTATTCAATTTGAATTAATCTCAAAACAATTTACCACATTAGAAATGATTCAAGATTGGATTGACAGTAATTATAAAAATGAATACAGAATGGTTAATCGTGCGTTTGATTATATTTATTACGAAGTAGGATCTGATGAAACGGCTATGAATTACTTATGCTGGAAATCAAATGGAAATAGACAATTTATTGTAAATGAAGATACCTTGGAATATATGTGGTTTAAAGTT